TGTAGATAACGACTATGATCAGGTAAGTACAAGTACTTTTGGGCAAGATGCAAAAATTTTATATAGTAGATATGCAAGTGCAAATGCATTATCTATAACAACGGAATAAAGGTAGTAACATGGCAATAAATTATCCAAATGATCCAAACTTAAATGATACTCATGTAGTAGGCGATGTTACATGGACTTGGAATGGCACAGCTTGGGAAATTGGCACAAGCGGCGCCGGCGCAGGCTCTTCAGCTTACACTGATGCAAGCGTTAACGCACACCTAAACACAAATACAGCTAGTACAGATCAATTGTTAAGCTGGGACGGTTCTGACTATGCATGGACAGATGCAGGAGCAGGTGGTAGCGGTGACGCTAACCAAAATGCATTTTCAACAATAGTTACAGACACTGGTGCAAATGTCGTTGCTGATACAACAACAGACTCATTCACGCTTGCAGGCGGAACTAATATAGAGTCAGTTGGAAACGCCGATGATGACAGTGTAACAATGAACTTACAAAGTTTTAGTATAGATTTCTTAAGTGATGTAGATACAACAACCTCTGCACCAGCAACAGGAAATGTTTTAAAATGGGATGGTGCAAAATGGGCACCTGGTGCGGATGCTACTACAGGCGGCGGCGGAACAGATGCAGATACGCTAGACGGATTTGATAGTGCATATTTTTTAGATTATACTAACTTTACAAATACTCCTAGTGTTCTTACATTAACAGGTCTAAGTGTAGGTCCTGCTAACACAGCTTCGGGTACTGGTGCTATAAGTTATGATAACACAACTGGTATATTTAAATATACACCACCAGATTTAAGTACATATCTTACAAGTGTTGCGTTTACCGATCTTACTGGTAAACCAACAACAATATCAGGATATGGTATCACTGATGCACTTGTATTAGGAACAACATCAACTACTGCTTTAGCAGGAGATACTACAATACCAGCTGATGTAAGCGACTTAACTGATACTACAAATTTATTAACTGGTGCAAGCTATACTGATGCTAGTGTTGACACACATCTTAACACAGGTACAGCAAGTAACAACGAAGTGCTTAGTTGGACAGGCACAGATTACGCTTGGGTAAGTAATGCAGGCGGCGGTGGCGGCGACGTCAACCAAAATGCATTTAGTACTATTGCTATTGGCGGTGAAGATAATGTAGTTGCAGACACTCCTACAGATACTTTTAACTTAATTGCAGGAACAGGCATAAGTCTTTCAACAAATGCTTCAACAGATAGTATAACTATTACAGCAGCATCATCAGTTGCATTTGGTGATTTAACAGATGCACCTTCAGGACTAACCCCTGCTAATTTTTATGAATCAGCAATTACAACATTTAGAGTTACAAACACTGGTTCTTCATCTTATGAATTTGACAGTCACTACAGTGGTTCGAATCCAACTATATTTGTTTTAAGTGGAACAACAGTAGCATTTGATTTAACAGCCATTGGTGGGCATCCTTTTGCTATTCAAGATAGTACAGGAACAAATTATAACACTGGTTTAGTTCATGTTGCAACTAATGGGACTGTTTCAACAGGATCTAACGCACAAGGTAAAAGTTCAGGAACATTGTATTGGAGAATACAAGAAACTTTAGGTAGTCCACCTAACTATAGATACCAGTGTTTATCACATATAAGTATGGTTGGTGCTATAACTATAAAAAGAATAAGTGCTATTTAAGAAAAACTTGTAGATTATATCTTAGTCTTTGCAATTCAACAACATTTTCTCTTAGTGTATGCGGATCTATGTTGCCGTCATGTTCAGATGCATGACCGTTATTAATTAACACAACATGACTTTTTAATTTTTGCAACATTTGTTGTGCTTGCTTTTTACTTTTATCTAATGTAATTTTTGAAATCTTTTGTTCAAAATCTGCAAGTTCGTTTTGAAATTTTTCGCTGTTGTTTAATGATAACATTAGTCTTCCTTTGGAGTAGGTCTTAGTTGGAAGAAATCTAAACTAGGATCTTTGTTACTAGTTTGGGTAATACTTCCGCCATCCATTATACTTTCTAAACCAACTGGCATACAAGGAGGTACATGAAATACACTACCTTCTTTTATTTCTTTTTCGTATAACATACCGTCAGCGGTATCTATCCAAGCAATTTTAAAATTGCCGCTGTTTACAAACCAAGATTTTTCAGTAGTTTTATGAAAGTGCATCGGCAAGCCGCTTCCGACATTTTCAAATACTAAAATTTTTGATACATAATTATCAGTTTTAGCCCAAGTTGCTTCGTATCCAAAACTACTTTTATCTACATTGTCGTTCATAATAAATCCATTACTTTAAATATTGTTTCTAATTTAGTTTGATTTACCTTGTTTGTCAAGGTATTTCTTAAGCCATTGTGTAACGGCTTTGGCCAACTTTTAAATGTAGTCCAAGCATATCCGTTATGTTCATTGTTTAACTTAGGAATAAATTCATCATCAACTACACATAGATATGTATGAAAATGAAACTTATCATCATTTGAAATAAACGTCTCTAATGGAATAGTTTTTTTAATTTCTATTTCACCGATCTCTTCAAAAATTTCTCTACGTAAACCTTCCCACGGAGTTTCAGCTTTTTCGTTAGTGCCACCTACTAGACCCCATACGTCTTTGGCTCTACCTTGTGTTCTATGTAATAATAAGAATCTTTTTGTTGATCTTGCATACACTAATGCGCCACTACAAATAATAGTTTTATTGTCCATACTAGTAGTTATTTTAATAAGCTAGGCGCCAGGTTCCGTTTTGGTATTCGCCGTCGTATGATAAGATCCAATCATCATTTTCGTACTTGTATTGTTTACCTGTGTTAAGATTAGTAGTATAAACAACAGTACTGTCATCAGTACTAGCATCAAATACAATATGCCAACTAGTACCGTCCCATTCAATAATGTCGTTAGCTGATGCTACAAACTCTGATCCGTCATTGTTCTTCCAAGCATCGGGACCGTCATATGCTGCATCTTCTACATTAGCACTATTGTTAATGTCTGCTAGTATTAGTATACGTGGATTTCCTGATTTTAACGATGTTGGATTTGTTTTATACGGATTAATAATATAATCTATTTTGTTTCTATCACCATTTGGACCATGCATGATTGTATCTGCTGGGAAGCTATCAGCGTCCCAAGAAATTGTTAACTCGTATTCATCTAAAGGATTTATAACTACAGTACCTACTAGTTCATTAGTTAGATCTGTGCGTCTTAATCGTAATTCAGTAACTCCATCTTGAAAGTTGAACGGCATATCTTTTGTATATCCTGTCCAAGTTTCTGCACCAACTACGCCTTTATTGATTAATTTAGCTGTTGTTCCAAGTACTAATATTCCGTAATTATCGTGTCCTGTTGTAACTAGCGAATCGACATCTGTTTTTAACATGCCTTCACTTAAAATTTGTTCTTCAATTTCACCTGTGCCAGCAACAGCAATTCTAGTTGTTACATCACTCTGTGGAACCGGTGCATCGTCATATGCTTGTGCAGTAGGTCTTGCAAGATCTAAATCAATAGTGCCTTTGGTTTCATTAAAAATACTTTGTACTACTTGTGTAATAACACCGAGACGCTTTACTTTAACAGGTGGACTAATATAAATTGGTGTATTAAATGTCATTGTTGCTACATCTATTTCGCTGTCAACTCCAACAGGTACTGTTCTACTACTAAAATTTAATTGTTCTAAATTAACTACACTTAAACTTGTCCAATCAATATAGTTGTCTGTGGTTTGTATTTCTAAACTAGGGTTAAACAACATTAGAATTTGTTCTAATATTTGTAATTTTTGATCTGTATTAGAACTCCAAATATCCACATTAACTGTAAGGATATATGGTGTAGGCATTAGTCTTTCAACTGTATAGTTTTTGCCTTCTTTGTTTAAGTACTCGTTGCCATTAGAATCATATGCCTGTTCGCGTATGTTAACTTTATTAATATAACTTGAATCAGCAAGTCTTGCTGTATCCATAGCTAAGGCTGTGATATAAACACTCATGCGTGGCGCACTAGGTATTTTATTTTCTGAATTTTCTCGTATTATGTTTGCAACTTGTCGTGTAAGATCGCCATACATAACCGGTATCTGTGTAAGATTTCCTTTGCCGTCTTTGTAACTAAAGTTACTCATAAGGCGTACCATTTGTGTTATGTAGCGTCTTAT